TCGCCCCGGACAGGAATCAACAATACGGGATTACCATAACATCTCTTTTTGAGCCTCGGTTAAAAGCGGGCTTTTCGGTCAAGCTGGAGAGCGAGCTAAATCCACAGTTGAACAGAAGCTACACAATTTTGAATCTAACCCACGTTGGCGATACACACAGCGATGCATGGATCAGTCAGGTTGAAGCTCTTATGTATGGGGTTGTTTGATGAACGCTACAATGGCAGACGAAAACACACAACTGCGGGAAGTGATAGACAGGGCCATGTCTCATCTCAATACAGGGATTCCCGGGAAAGTCATCTCTTTTGACGCCACTAAAAGAACGTGTGAAGTCCGTCCGGCTATTCAGATGAAAAAAACGCTTGACGGGGAAGTGACGTTCGTCGATATGCCCAGCATTATAAACGCCCCCGTTGAAATGCCGACGTGCGTCGTAGCGGGGTTTTACATCACGTTGCCTATTCGCGCCGGCGACCCCTGCTGGATTAAATTTAGTCAGCGTGCCATCGACCACTGGTTCGAAAATGGCGGAATACAGCCCCCAGGAGACAATGACGCCGTTGGTTGCCGCCATCATTCTTTGACCGATGCTATTGTCACATTCGCGCCGGCCACATTAAATGACGTTTTGGACAATTATGAAGAAGATGGCATCGAGATCCGCAACAAGGCCAAAACGTCGCGGATTACAGTAAAAGACGACGTTGTTGAAATAGCAGTCGGCACCTGCATGTTTACCGTCTCGAACGACGGCACGATAGTTGCCAAAGCGGGGGACATGGAGTTTACTGTGGCTTCTGATGGGTCTGCGGAGATGACAATAGGCACAAGCTCTTTTCTCGTGTCTTCCGATGGCACCATGACCGCTACAGGCGATCTTGAAGTAACAGGCGCTCTTTCCTCTCTTACTTCAGTTGCGGACAACATAGGAACGTTGGCGGCCTTACGAACTGCCTTTAATTCACATACTCATCAGTATGCACCGGGACCCGGAAGTCCCACACCTACAGGACCACCGGTGCCAACGGATCCGGCAGCACCGTAATACAGGAGATTGCAATGCCTTTTACATGGCTCTTGAGTTCACGGCACGACATAATGATTCGCTCAGGCGGCACCGTTCAGAAAGTGTACGGAGCGGAAGAAGTGCGCCAACGTATTTTGGTGCATCTGCTTCATAAATGGCAGGAGTATTTCATGAACGTACCCGCCGGGCTTCCGTGGGATGAGGTACTGCTGGGGAGTAAAGATTTAAAACTGATCGAGACCTGGGTACGGAAAGAGATATTGGATGTGCTTGGAGTCGTAAGCATAATCAATGTAGATCTTATGTACTCTACAACGATCAAAAGACAGTTGATCGTAAACGCAAACGTCGAGGTGTACGGACTCTCTGGCCCGGACATCATTACTATAGAGAATCAGGTATTAGGGTAGGAGGAGATTGATATGGCCACTTTCGGTATAACGAATCAGGGTTTTGTTCTCAAAAGGGCCGCCGATATTCAAAGTGATTTAGTTGCCGCACTGTCCACCATCGTGGACTTAGAAACAGGGGAATCGTTGTCCGTCATCCTTTCGGACGAGAACGACCCAATAGCGCAAGTCGTGAACGCTTTCTCAGCAGCACTTGCCGAACCATGGGAGCAACTGGAGCTTGCCTACAATCAGTTTGATCCTCTGAAGGCTACCGGGGCGGGATTGAAGGGAACTGTTCAGCTTAATGGCATAACGGCTCTCCCGGGGACGTATTCAAAAGTTACTCTTTCATTGGTTGGCACTCCAAATCTTGCATTTTCTGCTGGCAAAAAAGTATCTAAGATGGATGATTCCGTCGTGTTTACTTTACCCGCTGTATTATTTGATAATCAAGGGGTCGCTGTAGTACAGGGCACGGCAACTGTTAAAGGTCCGCTTACTGCAGAGATAGCAGAAGTCGTAAAAATAGTTACCCCGGTATCCGGCTGGACTTCGGTTACTAATGCTGCTGCAGCCGTGCCCGGAACACTGGAAGAAACAGACACACAACTTCGCGCCCGGCAGCAGGTAAGCACTTCCTTGACAGCGCAATCCATAGTGGAGAGCATATACAGTGGAGTGGCTAACTTAACAGGTGTGTCTTTCTGTAAAGTCTATCAAAATATCGACATGACAGAAGACGGACGGACGATTCCGGCAAAATCCATCGCCGTCGTTGTGGAGGGCGGAGATAATCACGAGATAGCGCAAGTTATTTTTAATAAAAATCCGATGGCAGGTACCTTTGGGGATATCTCTGTTAGTATAGTGGATATTCAGGGTTTATCAAATGAGATAAAGTTCTCCCGGCCCACCCCTGTGGACATATACGCAACTATAAACGTAACAGTTGTTGACGTTGGAAAATGGCCTGTTACTGGGGAAGAGGATATAAAGGCGGCGATTATCGCGTACGCTCTCGTACACTATGCGTTGCCTGGGGAAGACATATATGCCTCCGATCTATTTATTCCCGTTCTTACAGTTCCGGGGATCAAGGTGACGGGGATTACAATAGCGAAAACAGAACAGCCTACGGCCGACGAAGTTCCGTTTGCATGGAACGAAGTAGTTAGTTTTACAACTGCTAAAATAAACGTTGTGGTAACGGGTGTCTAAATGCCTCTTTTTACAGATACTGACGGAGTAGGGTTTGTTAACACTGACGGAGTAGGGTGGCAAAAACTCCCGGACAGTTCCCCTATCATATACTTTCAGAATGCGGGAAATCTCATAACGTATGTAGGCGGCATACTTTATTACATTGTGCTGTACAGGGATGCAGATGGCGCAATAACCGACGTAACTGCTCAGTGCATTTTTACCTCCTCTGCCCCTTCTATAGCTACCGTAAACACATCCGGAGAGGTCTCCGGGGTAACTATTGGCAATGCCAGCATAACAGCGACGTACAACGGCTTGTCTTGTTCCACGGTATGCTCTGTGGTGCAGTCCGGGCAGGCATTCCCGGCTGTGGAGTTCCCAGTAAATACGGCCGTTAGGAATGCGGAGGAACGGACCCTTGCCCAATTCAGACAGTCGATAGTTTTACTTTCGATTATGATGGCGTTTATAGAGGAAGCGCAGGTACTGCAGGACGCTATTAGAGACGTGATGTCGAAAAGAACTATCTACGGTGCAAGTGGAGAGAACCTGAATGTTCTGGGCCGGATAGTAGGACAGTTGCGGGGTCTTATAAATCTCACGGATCAGGTTTGGTTTGCGCCAGATACCCCTGGGGCGTCCGTGGATCAGGCACGAGTATGGGTCTTAAATGCGCCACAGGAGGGAAGCATTGCCGCCCCGGACGTATTCTCTAAACTGTTTATTCAAGCGAAGATATTCAGAAACAATGTAAAGTACGGATCTATTCCAGAAGTGCAGCAGTTTGTTTACGCCCTTTTTGGAATTCCGGTAAGCGTTATTCTTACAGGGCCGCTTACCATAGACTTGGTGGTTCCAGACTCGATTTCGAGTGACGTTTTTGCATCTCTGAGCAGCCTTGTAAGATTGCAGACATGTGAATCAGTTTACCTGCTACCAGTTCCCGCAGGGGTGAAGATAGACAATGTTATAAAGTTTTCAGACTATTCAGTTTAAGGAGGAAACAACATGAAAAGATTAACCGCATTTATTAGTGCCCTTTTGATACTTACTTTGGGACTTCCCGGAGTAGCTATATCGGCGTCAAATAGAACAACCGTTGTTGGGGGCGTCTGGGCACTGGGGGCCGCTGCGCCCGGCAACAATCCAATAGCAGGGAATACGTACGCAAACGACGCTCTTAGCGAGTCTGTTATAAATGATGGTTGGCCGTTCTCGCAAGTCGTGAATTCAGCTAACTTCAATGAGTTCATGCGCCGCATTTCCATAATCCTTACCCTAGCAGAACAATGGGGGGTGCTGCCATGGAGCACATCAACATCATATACTGCGGGGGCGTTGGTTACAGGAAGCGACAATTATCAATATAGGGCTTTGCAAAGTTCGGCAGGAAAAGATCCTGTATCGTATCCAGACTATTGGGCATTGAATACATCAACAACTCCGAACTATGCGCTCTCTACAGGTTCGAACAATGCGTATGCTATTACGATACCACAGAAGAATGCTCTTACCTCCGGGCAGCCTGTATTTTTCAAGGCGAACTTTTCAAACACAGGCTCAGCCACTTTAAGTGTAAACAGTCAATCTCCGGTAGTAATAAAGAACGCCCGGGGTGTCGTTTTATCATCCGGAGACATCCCGCAGAACGCTATTGTTATGGTCACGTATGACTCTGCGGCCGCAAACTACGTGTTGATATCCGGGAATGTTGCCTACCTTTCGGAGCTTGCTGGATATGCACTAAAGAACGGAAGTTCAAGTAATAAGTTTTCTGTTGCCAATGGGGTAAGCGGTTACGATGCTGTAAATTACGCTCAGATGATGGCAGCCATCGC